TGGCAGGGCGCCGATGACGTCCACAAAGACAAGCTGGACGCGCTCCGCTATGCGCTACAGTCGCACATCTTCCGCCGTCAGGCTACGCTCTCCCGGGCGGCCGCCGGCCGCACCCTCCGCTTCTACTAAGGCCCGCCGATGTACCCTCGTGATGCCCTCGGCTACGCGCCCCCGTCCTCTGCCAATGAGGTGACCGTGCTCTTTGACGAGGCCCCGCAGCCGGCGGTCTTCTGGGAAGTGCTTGAGCGCGTGAAGCGCCTCCAAGGCCAAGTGCCTCTGACGCTCAAGCCCATCGGGGCGCCTGTCGATTGGCTGCGGGCGATGGTAGAGGAGCGCGCGGTCTCGGAGCATCACACCTGGCTCACGCCTGATGCGCTCATGCCCATCGGGGAGACTGAGCCCTTACGCCTCCCCGACGGGCGGCCGCCGGCCGCACTCTCCGCTTCTATTGAGGCCGCCGATGTACCCTCGTGATGCCCTCGGCTACGCGCCCCCGTCCTCTCCCGATGAGGTGACCCGCGCCCGGTGGGAAGAGACCAGGCGGCGGCGGCGGCTGCTGGATGGCGTCTGGAGGTCGGACCTCGAGCGCCACCTCGAGCGCCACCTCGGGAGCGTCCGGCGGGAGGCCTGGGGGCCGGTGAGCTTGGCGGCCAACGTCTTCGAGGCCGGGTGCCGAGAGCTCTCCGTGCTCTACGACCATGAGCCCGAAGTCACTCACGAGCGCTCAGAGGCCGTCGGCATTGAGCGCCAACTGCGCATCGCCGGGCTCTGGGGCCTGATGGCCCGGGTGCAGTTCTACGTCACCGGCCTCCGGGAGATGATGGTCCGGGCGCACGTCGCCGAAGACGGGCGCCTTCGCTTCCGGCCGGTGTACCCGGATATGGTCTGGGCTGACGCCCCGGTGGATGCGCCTGAGCAGCCCCGGACGGTTCACGAGTACCGGCTGCGGCACGTGGAGGGGCACGGCCCGGAGCCCGTCTGGACGGTTGACGTGCTCTCCGTGGCCGACCCTGAGGCGCCCGTCTACCGGGTCCACCTCCTGAGCGGCGGGGGCACCCTGGGGGCTGACATCTCGGAGGCCACCTTGGGCGGCGACTACTCCGGGGAGGCCTACCCCTACCGTCGGGCCGATGGGCGGCCGGTGCTGCCCTACGTGCTCTACCACGCGGTTCGACCTGGTGACCGGCTGTGGGACCCCTACGCCATCCAAGAGGTGGTAGACGGCTCCCTCGATATGGCGGTCTTCTCTGCCTTCGTGGCTCACAGCTTCCGGGACTCTTCGTGGCCCCAACGCTACGTCGTGAACCTCGAGGTGGACGCGGCAGAGGTTGTCGAGACGCAGAACGGGCGGCGGATGGAGGTGGTCACTGACCCCGCCTCCTTGCTCCGCTTCCGTTCCGCCCGGGACACGGAGGATGCCGGCCAACCGATGGTCGGGCAGTTCCAAGCCGGCGCCGATGTCGAGAAGATGCAGGGCGTCCTTGAGTCCATGACGGCCCGCTTGGCCGTGTCCATGGGCGTCCCGCCCTCGGATCTCCAGCGCATGACGAGCACGGCGCGCAGCGGGGCGGCCATCGCGCTCACGAACGAGGGCAAGCGGACGGCGCAGCGTCGGGCGGCGGTGTCGATGCGGGACTCTGACGAGCGGCTCGTTGCGCTCTCCGCCATCCTCCTCAATCGGTTCCTCGGGTTCCCGGCGGGTCAGGGATACCCTGAGTCCGGCTACCAGGTTCGCTACAAGGAGCTACCCCTGTCGCCTGACGAGCGCCGCGCCCGTCGTGAGGACGTGCTCGCTCTGCTTGAGGCCGGGCTGATGACGCAGGCCGAAGCGTACCAGGAGATGCACCCCGGCCTCTCCTTCGAGGTGGCGGCCCGGCGGGTGGAGGCGCTCGAGGCGGCCGCCCCCGCCCCGGTGCCCCCCGCCCCGGTGGCCCCGGTGGTTGAGGCCCGTGACGAGTCGGATGAGGATGCGGCGGTGGAGTTGGACGGCGCCCGCATCGCTCTTGCGGCGGCCTTGGCGCTCACGCCCACCGCGGAGGTCGAGGCCTACCTCCGCACCGCCCTCGAGAGCTTGGACGAAGCGGTGGCCGTCCTGACGCGGGAGGATGACTGATGCCGCTTGTCCCCCCGGCGGACGTCGCGGCGGCCGCGGCCCGTGGCCTCGAGGTGCGCGCCACCAAGCCCCCGTCGGAGCGCGGCGGTACAGCCGTCGGCCTGGCCAGGGCGCGGGACCTGTCGGGTCGCCGGGTGGTCTCCTTCGACACCGTGCTCCGCATGGCCAGGTACTTCGCGCGCCACCTCATCGACCGGGAGGGGGCCACCTGGTCTGAGCAGGGCAAGGGCTGGCAGGCCTGGCAGCTTTGGGGCGGTGACCCCGGCGTCCGTTGGGCGCTGACGGTCATGCGGCGGGAGGCCCCGGCCTTGTACGAGGCCTTCGTCGAGACCCGGACGGGGCGCAAGCTCCGTGAGCAGTTCACTTCCTCTGGAGAGCGATAACCATGAGCAGCGAGACCACGGCGGATACTGTCCCCTATGCCCGGTTCCGGGAGACCATCGAGAAGCTCCGGGAGGCTGAAGCGCGCATCGCCAACCTCGAGGGCGAGGTCAAGAGCGCCGGCACCGCGGCCCAACGGGCGGCGGCTCTGGAGGCTGAGCTCACGGCGGCCAAGCAGGCGGCTGAGCAGACGGCCACGCGGTTCGACCGCTGGAAGGCGTTGACCTCCACCGGCATCACTCACCCCGACTTGGCCAGCGCCATCGAGGCTGAGTACGAACGCATCCAGCCCGGGGAGGGCGGCAAGCGCCCTGACCTGGTGGAGCTGGTGAGCGCTTGGAAGTCGAAGCCCGATGATGCGCCCTTCCTCCTTCGGCCGCACCTCCAGGCCCTTGCCCCGGCGGCGGCCCCGGCGGCTTCCGCGGCGCCCGCCCCGGCCGGTTTCGCTGGCCAGCGTCTACCGGCGGCCCCGGTCCCGGCGGCCGACCGTGGGGCGGTGCAGCAGTCGCCGTCTGCGGGGGCCTCCGGCAAGCTCACGCCTGAACAGTGGAAGGCTGCCCGGGCGAAGCTCATGGGCGGTTGACGGCTTTGGGGCCGGGTGGTAGCATTCGGGCAGGCCTCGGGTCGCTCCCCGTAAAACGCGTCGGCCGGTGCAACTTCTGACGCAATAGGGGGCTTCACATGGCCAACGAAATCTACTACTCCGGTCTCGGTGACCTGACCGTCGCCGAAGTCATCCGCAACGAGCTCATGCTCCTTCTCGCCGACCGCGCCGACCTGAGCGCGCACCCGGCCATCATGCAGCTCGGCGACGTGGGCGCGCAGGGTTCGACCGTCGTCAAGATCCCGCTCGCCGGCCTCGATGGCTACGACGTGATGACCTCGGTCAACGAGAACGCCTCCAGCTCCAACGTGGCGCTCACTGACTCCAGCGCCACCGTGACCATCGCCCGGTACGCCCTCCAGCGTGAGATCAGCGGCCTGGCTCAGATCACCTCGAGCGTCGGCCTCCGCAACCTCCTCCGCTTCCTCTCGGACATGGTGGGCGGCTACCGCATGGCGAAGACCGCGGCCATCGCCACGGCGGCCTCGGGCTTCACCTCGGTCAAGGGCACGACCGGCACCGCCATGACGGTCGAGACCTTCCTGTCGGCCCGCTACGCGCTCCAGCAGAGCAACGTGAACGGCCCGCTGGTCTCCATCCTGTACCCCAAGCAGGTGACGGAGCTCCAGGACAGCATCGCCTCCCTGGGCGGCGCTCGTCAGTACAAGGAGCCCACGCAGGACATGATCGACCGCTTCGGCCAGGGCTACCAGGGCTCCTTCGCCGGGGTGGACATCTTCGCCTCCAGCAAGGTCCCCAGCGCCAACGCGGGCGCGGACTCGAAGGGCGCGATGATGGGCTACGGCGCCATCGCTCAGGCCTTCGCCTCCCCGCCCCCGGTCCCCGGCGCTGAGGGCTCCATCGTCGTCGCCGACGGCGGCCAGGTGGCGGTCGAGTTCGAGCGCTCCGCTTCGGCGGACCTGACGACCATCGTGGGCCGCTCGTACTTCGGCACCGCGAAGGTCCAGGACGCGCTCGGCGTGGCCATCCTGTCCCGCCGCTGATCGTCTCGGGGTCGGCTGGGGAGGCCCGGGGCCTCTCCAGCTCGGCCGCCTCCCTGGCCGCCCCCGTTTGCCTTCGCCCCGGTTTTCTGGAGAGACCCATGCCCATCATCTCGCAGGGAGCGCCGCCGGCTACCGGCATCCTCCCCACCTCACAGGCCTACGGCGGAAACGCCGGCCTCCCCACGGAGCCGTCCAACGAGTTCATGCTCCGGGCGCACCCGTTCTCTTGGAGCATGGATGGGGAGGGCGGCCTCTTCCCGTGCCTTGACCGGCTCTGGAAGACGCCCGGCCTGAACAACGTGGACGAGCACGGGGACACCTCCTTCGCTGAGGCGATGAGTGCGAAGGAGGGATGGAAGGTCATTCCCCTGGACGCCTGCCTCGCCACGGACACCCCGGACGGCCGCCCCGGCTACCTGCGGGGCTTCCCTTGCCGCCGCGGCGGGACGGTCTGGGTCACCGCCTGGGAGCACCCGGAGGTGCTCGCCGACCGGGTGGTCTGGCACACGGACCATGCCGGCTACCGCGCCTGGCTGGAGGCGCTCATCACCCGGGGGACCATCGCGGCCCCTCACAGCAGCGTGCTCGAAGAGAAGACGCAGGAGCTGGTCTCGCAGCTTCAGCAGGCGCAAGCCCAGGCGGCCTTCTCCCCCCCGGCGGCGGCCCGTGTCGAGGGCATCCGCAAGCAGCTTGACGGCCTCAAGGCCTACGCCTCCGGGGGCGCAACCCCGGTCAAAACCGCCCGCAAGTGATAGGAGGGCCGCATGGCCACGTCCGTTCTCGCCTCCCGTGCCATCGGCCGCAACGAGCTTGAGCTCACCTTCGGCATCCCGCTGACGGACTTCGACGCGGCCGCCCTCAACGAGACCCTCGATCTCGGGACCATCCCGGCCTACGCCATCATCCGTGAGGTCATCCTTGAGAAGATGGTCTCCGCGGCTCACCCCACGGCGACCTCCGTGGCGGTCGAGATTGGCACGTCGGCGGACCCGGACGCCTTCGTGACGAGCACCTCCATCCTCGCGGCCGGTCCTACCCGGACCTGGACCCCGACGGCGGCCGGCCCCTACGCCCCCGTGGCGGACGTGGCGCTCAAGGCCAAGGTGACCGCTGATGCCAACCTCGGCAACGGCACGGCCTCCAGCTTCACCGCCGGCTACATCGCCGTGCGTGTCATCTACCGCGCCCTCCCGCTGCTGACCGCCTGATGAGCTACCTCGCCGCCCGCTTCCAGCTTGTGGACCTCATCGTCCGGGGCGTTGACTCCGCTCTGTCTCTGCGCATCGAGCAGAACGGGGCGGCGGTCACGCCATCGGCGGTGACGGTCTCCGTCTACCGACCCGACGGGTCGGCGCTGGTGTCGGCGGCGGTGGTGACCCCGGGGGCCACCTCGAGCTACACGGTAGCGGCCGCCATCACGACCGCGGAGGCCCTTGGGGACGCTTGGCGGGTGGAGTGGACTGCTACCGTGTCGGCGGTCCCCACGGTCTTCCGCAACGAGGCGGCCCTCGTTCGCACGAAGCTCTTCCCGGTCATCACTGACACGGACCTGTACAACATCGCGTCAGGCCTTGACCCCACCTCCCCCACGGCGCTCACGTCGGAGACGACCTACGCTCAGTGGCGGGATGAGGCCTGGAACCAGATCAACGGACGCATCATCGGGCAGGGCCAACGCCCCTGGCTGGTGATGTCCCCGGTGGCGGTGCGAGATGCGCACCTCTACCTCACCTTGGCGCTCATCTTCGAGGACCTCGCCACGCGGCTCAACGAGGCCTACGAGATGCGGGCGGCCTCCTACCGTCGGCACTACGAGGCGGCCTGGACGCGGCTCAACTTCC